AAATTCAAACCAATTTGACGCAAAGACAACCTATGATATGAGTCTTCAATTTCCGTCAGCAGAATTTGCAAGGGAAGATACGTCGGCATTCTTGGAAAATTTGAAAAGGTTGGAACTCTACATCAAAGAACAAGCGTGCTTAAATTCAAAGGTATGGTTTGGAAAAATTCAATCTTCTGAGGTGGTTGATGCTTTCTGGACACCCATGCTACGATATTCAAAAGACAAATCAACAAACGAGCCTGATTACACTAAATCACCGACCTTTCGTGCTAAGATTCCCTTTTGGGATGGTCAATTCAAATGTGAGATTTATAACGTTCATCGTGAGCTTATCTTTCCTAAAGAAGGTGTGAATATTCTGGATGTCGTACCGAAAGGCTCTGAGGTAAAAGTGATGCTTCAATGTGGAGGTATTTGGTTTGCTGGAGGTAAATTTGGAATTACATGGAAGCCGTATCAAATGATTGTAAAACCTAAGCATCAACTTACACCCGGTGTATGTCATTTGTCATCAATTCCGAATACACGAGATGAGACCGACATGGACAAATTGCGTATTGACGTATCTGAGATGATTGATTCTGACGACGACATTGACCAAGAATATACAAAACCTAACCCACAGGACCCAGACCCACCGGTATCACAAGACCCTGTTCCGGTATCCGATGTACCCGAAGTGCCGGTCAAAGGACGACGAAGGGTAGTTAAAAATTAAAAACATTATCTTATCAATTTACAATATATACATTTTTTTAACATTTTTCTTGATTTAAGGCGTCCATGACTTTTTGTTTTTTTTCCTTTAAAATAAAATGCACCTCCCCTTTTACGCTTACATAGTTGTAATAACGTAGGAATATAAACGTCATCTAATCCATGTAGATCAGTGTAGGATGAAGATATTTCAAATGTTACTCTTGCATTTACATCTACTTCGACCACTTCGGAAAGAATCAGTTTTACTGGAGAATACATTTTTTTATTCTTATCACCACGCATACAAAACGGGTCAACAAAGATTCCATGAGGTGTTAATACGGCACTTAAATAGGAACGTATGTTAGGAAGATGTGTAAACCTAGTGTCATCAAACAGGTTTATTGAACCTAGCGCAACTACACTTACATTTTCCATGAAATAATCGTTATCTTCATAAAACCAGTGATACGCTACAGCCAACGATACCGTTGCACCCATCGAATGGCCACAAAGACATATTCGTGTACCTCTCTCAAACATTCTTTTGACTTGTTGAATTATCTGTAAAGAATAGTCACGCAAATTTACAAGAACGTTAGGACCGGAAAAAACAATTCCTGACGAAAACATTACATACACTATTCCGGTTCGTACAGATTGAATGACTCTACAATACATAATGACCGGAACTTGTTTGTTAGTAGGAGTTACAAAAAATAAATCCATACTGACAGAATCTTTTTCAATACACCACATCTGTGTGTACTTTTGAACTGGTCGTATTATATGTTTATGTCTAAACTCTGGCACATTTGCATATTCAAATCGTCTCGATTTGGATGAACAGACAAACATAGTATTCTCGATATGCCTGAAACAGTCAGGGTCCTCTTCACACGTATTAGGTAATTCAATAGGAGTGGGTGGACTTATTGCATTACATCTATCCACTTCATCAGTTGGTTCTAACCCCGGTTTGTTTAATCCGTCTATATGGGTTTTACTACGAGGACAACTAAGTGCAAGATTGCTCAAGTTTAAAAATTCAACTTCTTGTTCAAACTCGGGATTAATTTCATCCACATTTATCATAAACTTTGATTATAAAAGATTTTTATAATCAATTGTGAGTATCCACACAGAAACCAATTTTTCCAATTCAAATTAACTTTAAGGATGTAACAACTTGATATTCTAATATATATTCTAATTGATGCAAAATTATCTCACAAAATTTATCTTTTTTATAGTGGAATTGTTCGATTCTTTCACGAACCTGAGAAACTATATTATCTGAACAAATGTTGTCACGCAAAAATCGAACCAAGTTGGTTTTTTCTGTTACAATCATAGTATGCAATTCCAATAGCTTAGCTGCATATGGTTCAAAAGAGTCTAACTTGGAATGAATTTTGTTGTAAGGGTCAATTGCTTGAAATCCTTGTAAGCATTCTTCATAGTAAGGTGCATTTACTACCTTATTTACTTCGGCAATTGATTGCAATCGTTTTACATAACTAGTGTCATAATGTGTATGGAGAAACTCTACAATCTCTTTATTTAAGAATTCATCTATATCCATGATATACCTTGATAAAATTGAAAGTCTTATCTGTAAAAGCATATAAACATGGAAGAAATATGGAAACACTTTGAGAAACAAGTTCCTGAATATACATCTGGTTGCAAAGAATGCAACAGTTCAATACAAATTACGGAAGACGGATTTTATACATGCACCAATCAAACCTGTAGTGCTGTATGTATTCAAGCTTTAGACATGTCTGCCGAATGGAGATTTTATGGGGAAGATTCCTTTACATCCAATCCAGTAAGATGTGGTATGCCCATTAATCCTTTATTACAAGAATCATCTTTCGGGTGTAAAATTATATGCAATGGAGGTGCGTCCTATGAAATGAAAAAAATAGCCAGATACACGGAATGGAATTCAATGCCTTATAAAGAAAAATCAAGATATGATGAGTTTCAGCACATTACGCTAATCTCAAACAATGCTGGAATTCCTAAAATGATTGTTGATGAAGCATGTCAATACTACAAAAAGATTACAGACCATCGTTCGTTTCGTGGTTTAAACCGAGATGGTATCATTGCCGCCTCAATCTACATTGCGTGTAGAATTCATAATTATCCAAGAACACCTAAAGAAATTTCTAGAATCTTTTATTTAGATTCAACAAGCGCTACACGTGGATGTAAAAACGCCATGTCTATCATTAATGAAGTTGAAAAAAATACACCTAAGGAAGAACAAACCATTTATGCACAAACAGATCCTCTTTCCTTTATAGAAAGGTATTGTAGTAAATTATCGGTTCCTGCAAAATATATCAAGTTAGCTCAATTTATTGCCATTCAAATACAAAAAAAAAATCTAATTCCTGAAAACACGCCTTATTCTATTGCAGCGGGAATTATCTACTTTATGTCACAAGAATTTAAATTAAACATTACGAAAAAAGACATTCAGACCATTAGCGATACAAGTGAAGTGACCATTAATAAATGTTTTCGTAAAATTGACATGCTAAAACATGAATTAATACCACCCGTATTTTTAGCGTAATTTAGGATTTACGCATTGTTGCATGGTAGAATAGACTTCTGTAGAGCACTGTGTATCGTTCACCTTGGAACAACTTCGCACACCTTTCCATTCTCCTACATAACAATATCCTTTTGAAGGTCTACTTTCTTCTGGCATTGGACTTTTTATTTTATTGACAACTAATTTAGCACCAATGGATGTATCATCCACAACCTGTTCTGATACGTTTTTAGTAAAGGTAAGAGATTTTACAAATAAAGTTCGTATCAATTCAATTACAAATAGTATCATGGATAAATGGGGACGTACGTTTACGTAAATAAAAATGCCAACAGCAAGAATCAAAAACAATTTTAAATACATACTTTATTCTTTTTTTTTATAATGGCGACCACTTTTTAAAACATTCATTCCATACACACTCCATGGTAATTGTTTTTTCTATAAATGTATCCGTTGGATGAAATAATTGATTCATACTTTGACTGCATGAGTACGTATTGATACATGCAAACGAATTAAATACATTATCCTTATACAATTCATAAATGTCACTTTTTGGTGTTGATTTTACTTGAAACGTTTGTCTCTTTGGAGGAACGTATTGATACGTCGTATCGCCTTGAATGATTTTAATACTACGTATTTTATAAGAACTTTTGGTTTTAAATTCAGGTAAAAAAAAGAAGGATGGTTGAATGTACATGGTAAGAATTTTTTTAATTAGGTTTATTTTTTCAAGATAAGAACAGCGTACTTCTTCTTGATGATAATAAAAAATATTGTCAATGACAAAATATTGTTTATCTGTATACGTACCACTTACAACTGTTCCTGCCATACAAGAATCAAAAATTACAGGAACTTTCCATTGTTTTTTAGTATGTCGGTCAATTAACGTACATGAATCGGTAAACCATGCATAGCATAGTTTACCGTAAGGCTGTGCAATGTAAATCCCCGATGTAGGTAATTGTGAACACATTTTTTCAATTGGATGATGTAGTGTCGGAAAACTCATACTAGTATAAACTACAATATGTTTAATATCGTTCAAATGGAATAACTTTTGGTAATTATTCTTTTGAAAACATAGTTATATTTTAACTTTTAATGTCGGAAAACTCATCGATCTCTGCACTTGGTTGACTCATCTTATACTCATCGCCCTCTGCACTTCTTTGACGCATCATTGAAAGATACTTAGGTGGTGCTGTATCACATCCTCTACATGCTACCAAGATGAGTGTTAAATGACCTTCTACTTTTCTTTCAACTTTTTTGATATCATCTACACCACATAAATACCGTATTAAATCAAATATTGTCATTGTTGGTAATTGAAAGTGCATGCCGTGTTTTACAAAGGTGTCTGAAAAACTCCGCACGTTTATTCTAGGAGAATCTAAATAAATTTCTGTGCCTATATATTCAGACATGTTAGCTGTAAAACTAATGGTCATATCATTCATTTCTTGACCTTCTATGTGGTTACGAATTATAAAAGAATCATTTTTACTTTGTAAATATCTATTAAAGCTATCGCCCTCTGGTGTAAATTTTTTTTTATTGTATTTAAAAAAATTATTTCCATCATTTATAAATGCTCGTATTTGTTCATCAAGCGCCCTATGTAACGGCACATTTACGCCTACAGGGGTTAATGTTACTATATTTATGTTTTTTGGTACTATAATAGAACTACCATTCGAACTTCCATGTAAAAAAGAAAGGGCAATCTCTTTGTTAAAAGACAAATGCCACGGTCTAAATGGAGTATCTCCTAAATAACCGCCTTTACGACTTTTACAACTTTTACATTTTTGTTTTAGCTTTTTACTTTTCATACTTTTATTGATTATTTAATTCAGCTAATAAGTTACCGACCTACCTAAACGCTCAAGTGGATGCATAGGAACTTGCTCAACATCGGGTGCATTTGATATACGTTGACACATTGGAACTTGCTCAACATCGGGTGCATTTGATATACGTTGACACATTGGAACTTCAAAGTTGAGCGCATTTGATACTATACGTTGAAGAGTTGGACGCATTGGAACTTGCTCAGGAACTTCAAAGTTGGGCGCATTTGATACTATACGTTGAAGAGTTGGACGCATAGGAACTTGCTCAGGAACTTCAAAGTTGAGCGCATTTGATATACGTTGAAGAGTTGGACGCATTGGAACTTGCTCAGGAACTTCAAAGTTGGGCGCATTTGATATACGTTGAAGAGTTGGACGCATAGGAACTTGCTCAGGAACTTCAAAGTTGAGCGCATTTGATACTATACGTTGAAGAGTTGGACGCATTGGAACTTCAAGAGGCTCTGGGTCATCTTCAAACTCAAAGTCTAATTCATTGTAACTTCGATGCAGTATCGGAGGTGAAGGAAAATCCACATTTATAGACCGAAACAGTGAATATTCCATTTTCAGTTGATTCAGTTCTTCTTCTTTGGTGAGCATTTTTGTATATCATATTTATTTTTAATTTCAATTTTTTTTAATCCAAATTCTTTTGCATGAACGTAAAAAAAACCTGTGATTCCAATACATACGTCAATGAGTAAAAAGACCCATGCGTTTCTTTTTCCGTTCATCGCAAAGAAGGCAAACATGAAATACAAAAATGCGTGGACAGGACGCAAATAGTTCCACCATATCTTTTCTCCAAATGCACCAGTACCTTTTCTAGCTCCACTCAAGAAAAGATACAAGAACCCTGACGCAGGAAGTAATGCAAAAAAACCCATCCATTTTAACCATAGAATAGGTGTTTTTTTTGCAAGAATGACAAGAAGTAATCTAGCACCAATACATCCAATTAGAAAATAAAGTACAATCATACAATGTATTACATAATAAATATAAATAAATAATTTGTATTAATTAAATGGAAACAGCGTTGTTTATGAAATATAAATCCTCTTATTCCGCCGCATTTATTGATTTATCAACTCATTCTTGTATACTGTCTGCATCATGTTACTCGCTTTGGTATTTAAGAAATAGTTGGTTAAGTGTTATTACAATTCCTTTGTTTGGAATGTTAAATATAAAAACGTTTATGATTTTTCACGATTGTGGTCATAATTCATATACACCAAACAAAACATTAAATTACATGATTGGAGTTATGTTATCGTCTGTTTTATCACACCCATTTTTTTGGAATTATGACCACAAAATACATCATAATGTAAATGGGAATAAAGAAAACAAATATGAATACAATTTCAATGAAACTGTATTTTATACTTTGAAACAGTATAATTCGTGGTCACCTATATCAAGGTGCTTATACAAATATATAAGAACACCATTCTTTTTTTTTACGATTCCAATATACCTAAAAATATTGATTCTTAATCAATTTAACCTTGTTTTATATAAAATACATGATTGTAAAATATCAACCCCCCTTTTAATTATAGAACAAAGTGTTTCAACTTGCAGTCTATTATTTATATTGTATATGTGTAATGTGTATAATATTTTGATACATGTGTTGATGTCATATTTTGTAGGTTTTACCATTACAGTAATGTTAGTTCATAACGAACATACCTATAATCCGTCCTATGTAGTAGAAAACAATGTATGGACTTATAAAGATAGTGGTCTGCGTGGTTCTTCGTTTATACTTATACCCAGAGCATTCAAATATTTTTTTCATGGAATTGAATATCATCATATTCATCATATGAACTCAAAAATACCCGGATACAATTTACAAAAATACCATGAAGAAGCTACTAAAAACAATATGTTTGACAATATTGTCAAACTGTCTTTGAAAGATTGTTATAATAACTTATGGTTATCTTTGTATGACGAAGATAATAAAAAATACATAACTTTTGAGGAAATTAAAGATAAATATAAATGTTCTTGAACCTTATTGTTTATAAAAAAATGTATCCACAAGGACACTTTTGTTTTACTCATGCCTGCAACTTCATATTTTCCTTAGTCACGCATTTGACCATTCTCCCAATATAATATCAAATTTAAAGGATTATTTTAATAAAGATTTGAGTATTGATTTTGAGGTTTTAAGCGAACGCATTTTAAATTCTAATTTAAGCGGGTGCCCTTATCATGGCGAAATACCATTAATCGAGACGTATGAAATATTATTTGATGAAAGAAAGAACGAATTGGAATTTCAATTTGGAGCAGGTGCTCAATTCATCGTATCAAAACAAAAAATCTTACAAAGACCAAAACAATTTTACCTAAAAATTGTTGAAATGTTAGACAAAGATATAAATCCAATTGAAGGGTATGAGAGATTTCATAAATTAATATTTAATTAAGCGTTAAGATTGTGCAAGTTTGTAGATAAGACTTTATAATTTTTATATAAACCAATTATATATGTTAAAAGTATTGATTTGGACTCTTATTTTGAATTTTGTATTGTATTTTATGATGATTCAATATTGGGATAGATATCTTGATAGTGTATCAGATATGTGTAATGTAGACTATAATTTTTCTACTTCTTATAAATCGTATATCTGTATAGTTATTTGGTGTATATTTTCATTTCTTGGTATACCAATATTTTATTATGTGTATGATACCATTCTTAAACAATCTGTACTCTATTTCACACTGTTTATAACGTTATTATGGATGTTATGGGATATATATCCGATATGTATGACAGATAATGGATATAAATTAGAACATGTGTTTATTAATATGTTTGATGTAACTTATGCAGGAGGTATATGGATATTAGCGTCATTGTATCTATATCATACTTTTTGTAAAGCAATTTCTAAATCTATACCTACAATAGTAGTATTGTTTCTATTGAATCTTTTTATAATGTTGTTATTTTTTTATAGATGGTTTATTTACAATCGTAAACATACTGATACAAACTGGTTCGTTAAATTAGGTGATACATTAAATTGGGAAAAGTATTCAGATTATATCATACTTTTTAAATCTAATCGAAAAAAGAAGGCATTTTAGTTGGAAATAAACTAAGTACATTTACAGAATTATCATTTTGGTTTTAGTGGATGCAATCATTCCTGTAGGTTAAAACTAAATTACATATATTAAAAATAAAATAGACCATTAATTATGGACTTAAACATAGACAATTATTCTTTACACGAGTTACTTCGGTTATTCAAATTACCTGAAAATTTTACCGCTAAACAATTGAAAGAAGCTCCACTCATTATCTGGGTTGCATCCAATCTTATCCACTGTTCTGTCAAATCATCAATGATGTGCTGTATCATGACAAATGTTTTGCCAGACTGCAAATAAGCTGAAAATTTAGCCACATGTTGGTTCAACTCATTTTGGTATATTTCTAAATAAAATATTCAAATTTTTTAAAATCCGTTAGAGTTTATCAGGACAAGCCTTCATTCAACTCTAACGGGTAAACCTCAGCCACCTCTACGCTTATATTTTCGTGTACGCTTAATTTTTCGAAGTCGTCTCCGTTTCGTCATACTATACCTTTATATAAAAATTTGTTACATAGATTTTGGTTCAAATGAGTAAGATTTATACTTCCCAATAAGATTTTGTAAAATAGAGATACAAGTTGACGATACAATATAAAACAATAGTTAGAGCAAGGACATGCTGAAATCTACCTGATCCTATTAATTTATACAATAGAATGAGAATCAACATTCCTTTAATGTAAAATATAATTTTGTGTTTTGCATAATCTTGTGTTGCGTCTGATAATAATTGTTTTGAAGTAATGTCTAATTCTTCGTACGTCGTATATTCGTTTAAATTTGATTCTACGTTTTTAAGATTTTGTAAATCTATATCACCTTGTTCAATGACGTTATTGGCATTAATGGTATGTTGACGTACAGTTTCTATTAATTCATCTATATCAGATGTAAAACCATCTAAAATGGACAATTCGTCTGCATAGGTGGAAGTGTCATTTAATTTATAAGAAGGATATTCTGCCATCGTTTTATTTAATTGTAAAATATACTTGTTATGTAAATTATTTTTTTGAGAATAAAATATTTCTGGTTGTGTTGTTTGACTCATAGTGTATGCTTTTAAAAAAAGGGTTTAAGTTCCAATGTTTTATCTGGAGACATATAAATGGGATTTGATAAAGGAACTACTAGAGTACTTGCGTCTTGCAAATATTTCAAATATCCTTGTGTTTCTCCGTAAATTCTAGGAATACTATACTTAAAAACGTGTTGATTTAATATTTCAATTTGATTACGAATATTTGTATAATTGTTTTTAGAATGTTCTAAAAAAATAGCTCTCATGATAATTTTTAAATTTGGATTGGATTGTTGAGAAATAATAGATTTGTTGTCTGACATTTGATAAACTCCAGCACGAATTCCATTTTGAAGTATTTGTTGATTTTCTCGTGAAAAAAAAGCAATTGACAAAGGTGTATCAACCCAATTACCAGTCATGGCATCGTTATAAGAAGAAGTATATACAGGTTTATCATATAAAGAAATTGGATTGGGTGCATGTAATAAATCAATTCTGCCATTTGATTTCATATACTATAAAAATATTTTTTAAATGTATGGAGTACAAAAATATTGTTTTAATCATTGCCATTGTTGTAGTTTTAACGTTGATGGCGTTGATTGCGGCTATTATGAGTAGGGCGCAAACGGACATGTATGTAAATAGTTGTCCGGATTATTGGTCTACTTTAAATCATGAAGATAAAGAGGCAGAATGTTTAACGTCCAATTATGGATGTTGCAATGATTCTTCAACGGAAAAAATAGACAAAGATGGTACAAATTGTCCTATTAAATGTTATAATATTCATAACTTAGGAAAAGTATCGTCAACCTGTACGTCTCTTCCAACTGAAGTTGATTTTAAAACAAATACTTATACTGGAAATAATGGATTGTGTAATAAACAAACTTGGGCCAAACAATGCAACATTACATGGGATGGTGTTACCAATGCTTCAAGCGCTTGCTAAAATTTTTACCAATTAATTGAATTTCACATGTATCTTCTTGTAATTTAAGTTCTGACCCCCCTGCAAAATAACCATTCCACGTGTATATGGTATCTTCATTATACTTTAATGGTGGTAGCCAAAAATGTTTAAATATAGTATCATACTTTTTGTGAATTTGTTCAAGCATGGTTATTTTGTCATTTACTTTTCTTTTTACCCAAAATTGACTTATACGTCTACGTTTTAAAGGCCGAGAATATTCTGAAATAATAAGAACAATTTCATCCGGAAAAATCATTTTTAAATATAAAAAAATATTCATTTCAATTTTATAAATTATATGAAACACCAAATACGTTTCAGATTCTGGAATTTCAGACATAAATGCAACTCATAAGAACACCTAATAACATTAAATATTTATGTAATTTATACATTCAAGACGTTTCAAGACCACACGTCAATAGGTCCGTGTTTAATGTCCCACATTACAAACCAATACAGTACCTTATGATACAGCAAGAACGTGTTTTGTTGTTTCATTTGAAATTGAAAATCTCGTTGGCGACCTCGGCGAATGCACTCCAAAGAAATCTCAAATTTTTCCCAAAATTCATTGGAATTGGACCGCACTGGAACGTCTTTGATTAATTGAGACATGGTTTTTGACTGTAGTTGTCAATAACCGTTTCAATTTTTTATAAAATTGAAACTATTCATCTAACTACCACTATAAACCATGTCTGTAAGAACACAACTCCTTCTTAATGCGTTATGTTTACCTTGTGAAATGATTCATTTGATTAAGGAATTTGCATGGATGGATGTTATGGTTCTAACAAAAAGGAGGAAATCACTCATTCTAACAGGAATCAGTTTAAGTAGATATACTTCGACTTATGCCTATCCTACATATCACGTCTTTTGGATAGAGGGTGAACGTTACCAATTTCAATCTTATTTTTGCGATTGTGGTCAGTATATTGCATCCAACAGTAAAATCGTATTAAAATGCAAATGTACATGTAATTTTGTTTAATTTATCAGGAATAAAACAAAATGTAGTTTATGAATAAAGAAATCACAATTACACCAAAATTATTTGATAGAAACACCAAAACATTGAAGCAACCTAAAACGTCAAATAAATTAAAAAAAGAATTATTACAACGTTTACAAGGAGAATTCATTACAGAATTAGATAATTTAACAGAAACGGTACCTAAAAGTAATGAAAGTACTGAGACTACGACTGAGACTACGACTGAGATACCCTATGGATGTTTAAAAAATGGGACAAAACCTACGTTTCAACAATTAAAGTCAAAAACAATAAAACAATATAGTTCTTTTGGAAAAAAAAATAATACAGTTCGTGTCTTAATGAAAGATACGACTACTTATGATTCAATTGCTAAAGACATTGAAAAAATAAAAAAACATCCTATGAATAAAATACGTAAATTTTTAAAGACAAAACGTTTATACAAAGTTGGTTCTACTGCACCTGACGACGTACTTCGTGAAATATACGTAAATGTTCATTTAACTGGTGATATAGAAAATAAAAATCTAACAACCATGGTCCATAATTATATGAATAATATCAATTAATACTATATGCGGACAAAGCTAACTCGACGTAACCGCAGTAGGCGTAAAATTAAACGCAGTAGGCATAAAATTAAACGTGGAGGCAATTCAAATACATGGCTCCCAAGTTTTGTAGTTGATATGGGCAGAAATACCGCTTATAAATTTGACAATGCAATTGATGCGCTTGGAGGAAAATATGAAAACGTCAACCCCAGTCCGTTGAGTCAACCATTAATTTAAATAAAAAATGTATAATATATGAAACGTTTTGACCGGTTGTGTCCTCCTGCTAAATTATATCTAATTATATCTGCCATATCTTATGTGTTTATTCTTTTACAGAATGTAGGAAGTCATTCTAAATTTACTTTAGGAACCTATTCTTGTAAACATGCAAACCCCGGAATGTTCTTAATAGGTCAAGCCATTTATATTTTATTGTGGACATGGTTATTGAACTACATTTGTAAATGGAATACTACCATTAGTTGGGTCATTGTACTGTTCCCCTTTATTTTGTTTTTTTTAATCATTGGGTTGGTATTCCTTCAAGGTTTAGAAGGTTTTCGGGGAGGTGCTGATTTACAAAATTATACTTATTAAACATATGGACATCAATTTGTATAAAAAAAACAGAATGGATGAATTACGTAAAAAGTATGTCAACGATATTAATTCTCTGAATCTACAGTTTAGGATGATTATAACTTCCATTCAAAAGAAAAAAATAAGAGTACAACTAAAACAACCCCAATACAATGAAGCAAAAAAGATATATACCATGCACGTATCGGCGTTACAAACTCAATTACAAAAAAATAGTGCCATTGTTCAATCCTTTGTACCAACTCCTCCAATCATTATAAATAAGACTGCTCTTTTAATTGGAATTAATTATTTCGGTACAACCAATGAATTGTATGGCTGTATCAATGATGTTATTTCGGTAAAAGAACGATTAACACAACAAGGATTCAGCATTAAAACTCTTACCGATGATACGGATAAACCTACTCGTGCAACTATCTTGACTGAATTTACAAACCTTCTTAAAAATGCATCGTCCGGAGACCTTTTGTTTTTTTTATATAGCGGACATGGTTCCTATGTTGTGGATAAACAGGGAGACGAAAAAGATGGCTATGATGAATTATTGGTATCTAGTGATTTTAAAAGAGTTTTAGATGATGAATTAAAAACCCTTATTACTCAATATCTTAAAAAAGATGTTACTTTGTTTGGAATGTTTGATAGCTGTTTTAGTGGAACTATATTAGACCTAAAGTATCAATTTTTAGATAGTGAAAATTATGACAAGTATACGGAAAATTCTTCAAATATTGATACGGTTGGAAATGTCTACATGATAAGTGGG